GAGGTGTTGCTAGATTCAACCAACCTCGCCAAATATAATCAAAAAACTTAGAAGCCATTTGTGGCTTACCTAAACGTTGTGCTACGCGAGTTGATACGCGCCAATATGCATCTTTAGGTGTTTCTCCAGCTAATAGGTAACCTTTACTAATTGTTTTAACATATATTTCAGTGTTACCCCATTCTGGATAATCCACACCTAATTCCCAACCTAATTCTTCCCCAAAATGTTTCATTTTTGTTTCTTTTTTCGTTACCATAAATTTGACCAATCTTCGCCTTCGTTTGCTTTACTATAATCTGTTGGACGTACTGCGAAGAAGTCAGTATGTGTAAGTCCACCGGTTAAGTGATAAAACCAATCTAACTGAGAAGCTTTCTTTTCATTATATTGAAAAATACTTTCATATCCAAGTTCAATGAGTTTTTCATTGGCTCTTTTCATGATAAATTCTTTAAGATCACCTGATTGTAAATTTTCAAGATCTCCCATTTCAAACATTTTATCAATAAATTGCAATTCCATTTCTACCATTAAATGAGCAGCTTCTTCAACTTGTGCTCGAACTGCCTCTTTTAATTCAGGATATTCGTCGCACATGTGTCTAAATAATTGACATCCCATTTTAGAATGCAATGACTCATCTCGTACCGACCATTTCATTTGTTGGCCAATACCCTTTAACATGTTCCGCATTTGAAATGAATATAATACTGCAAAAGATGAATAAAGTGATACTCCTTCTGCAAATGCTGAAAAGATTGCTAATGATCGAGCGACTTCTTCACGTGCTTTAGGATTCTTTGCCAAATCTTCATATGTATAATCTGCAGAAGTTGCAGTTAAAAATTCAAATTTCTCTGCAATTGCTGGTTCATGTAAAAATGCAGCAAAATCTTCTAAACCTAAAGTTTCATTTAAGTATGAATATGCAGTTGCGTGTATAGTTTCTTGTGATCCAAAGGCCATGGCCATTTGTTTAATCTCATGTTTTGGAAACCATTTAGTAACCATTCCGGTCCAGTAATCAGATACAGCACATTCTGTTTGTGCAAATCCTAACAAGATATTTCCAACTAAATTCTTTTCAGCTGGCGATAGATGTTCATTCCAATCTTTAATATCCCCTTGCATTGGAATTTCTGTATGTAACCAAAATGCCTGCATTTGTAATAGCCATCCATCATTGTAATATACTGGAAACTCAAACGGTTTAAATGGAATGCGATTCTCAAAAAGTTTAGACATTAATTTCTCCTTAATTTGTAAATAACTTAAATTTTTTAGATAAAAAAAGGCAGGAATATTTCATCCTAGCCTCTTTAATATAAATATGATTTTATCCTAAAGTTCCACCCAAATCTTTGAACTTTTGAGCTAAATTTTTCTTCACAATATTCTCACCAGTTTTCATAACTTGAGTAGTTTGTTTACCTTGAGTTGTTTGTGGTTCAAAGAATTGGAATTGACCATTATTCGTATTAATTTTACATGGTAACGTTATACCATCCGGACCAAAACGATTCTTAATAACGTGACCTCTACCAGTACCAGACATTTTATCCTCAACCTTTCGGGAAAGAGATACAAGGAAGTCAGCCACCATTACTTTACCATACGATGATGCAATTTTATCTGCTTCAATGATATCTTCTTCTAAGGCGCTTCTACCTGCTTGTGATGCAGTCCAAACAGGAATGTCATATTCCCCTGCCATCCCACGTAACTCTTCGTATAGCTCCTCTAAGGCTTCGTGTTTGTCCTTTTTGACATTGATCTTTAACAAGTCACCATAATCTACAATTACTAGTGCTGGCGTATTTCCTAACATGATTGTTTTTTCTAAATGAGCTTTAAGACCCATCACTCCTACCGATTTAGTTGGAAAATACTTTACAATCAAATTACCAGAAAGTGTTTTCATTCGTTCTTCTACAGTGTCTTGATGATGTTTCAATGTCTGAGCATTAATTCCTGTCAATACAGAGTCATAACGTTGACCAACATAGTTTTCATTTAACTCTAATGTATAATGAATAACTGTCTTGCCGGCTTTCACTGCATTTGCTCCAATGTTAATAAGCAACCATGATTTACCAATACCTGCAGGTGCCATTACTACTCCTAATTCGCCTGGAGCTAATCCTCCATCCATTAAGTCGTCAATAACATCCCACCCCGTTGTAATTGTGTGTCTAGATGCCTCTGCATACCGTGCTGAAATATTTGCTTTATATTCCAAACCAATATTAGTATCAGCTCCGGCTTTCATAGCACCATCAATTTTGCTTTTTATCTCATCATAGTTACCCATCTTCAATAGGTTAACTGAATCCATAATTGCTCTTTTGATTTCTTGATTCTTACAAAACTTTAAAATCTCATCTTTAACAAAAGTAAGATCATCTGATTCCATAAATCGGAATACCTCTTTCAATTGCTCTAGAATTGCTGTTTTTAAAATATCATTATCAATCTCTGTAACTTTTACTTTAAGTACATCTTTTGATGGTGGACATTTATATTCTCGGAAATGCGTTAATATAACATCCAATAACCAACTGTTTGCATCTGATTCAAAATAATCAGCTTGAATAATATCTGCAATTTGCTGTAAAAATAATCTATCGGTGAACATTGCCGCCAAGACTTTAACTTGAAAGCCATATCCGTATTCACTAAGTTTGTCTGTCATATAATGATTATAATAAAAATGATGTTAAAATCAAATTATTTTTGTGTTTGTTTTGCAAATGCTGCTAAAGATAACCAAGTATTGTTTAGCCAATCCGGTAAGTTCTTCATAATTGCCCACATTTTATCTTCATAAAATAAACGTTGGAATTCTGATCTATCTAAACCTGATATTGGTTGTTCCATAATACCTCTAATTTTGCTAGCAGTATTTGCTGGTATATCTAGAAGTTTAATATTCATTAATCGATAATTTTGTTCAATTATCTGAGAATTATCAAGTATCTTTTGATATGATTTAGATTCCTTTAAATTGTCCTTGCTTTTCGTAAACAATGCATCAACCGTAAATTCATCACGTTTTGCTAATTCAGGAACTAGTTTCAAAATAGTTTTAGGGCCAATGCCATGTACCCCAGGAATATTATCAGATGCATCTCCTGTAAAGGATCTATAAATAACCATATTATTAGGATGAACACCAAACTCGTCTATAACTGCTTGTTGATCATACATTTTCTTTTTAATTGGAGACCAAACTTGAATTCTTTGATCTACTAATTGATAGAAATCTCTATCCGTAGAAACAATTGTAATCTTTTTACATGTTTCTTCATACATTTGTGCGATGTATGCAATTGCATCATCTGCTTCAATTCCGTCCATTGCCATGAATGTAACCGGTAAACAATCTAAATATGAAACCAATCTGCTAAATTGATGACGCATTGATTCTTGTTCATCTTCAATTGTTGAATCATGATGATCATGTCTACGCAACTTAGTTTTATTAGCTCTATTTGCTTTGTAGTCACCATAAATCTTTTTTCGTTTTGCGGAGCCTCCCCTACCATCAAATACGATAATACAACGAGTGGGTTTGAAATCCCTTACAGTTTTACCAACTGAATATAAAAATCCAGTAATACCACCGATATGGTCACCATCTTCATTATATGCAGGTGTAGCTCCAAAACTACGAATAAAGGTATTCAAGCCGTCGAATACCATGAGATGATCATTTACATTCGACGGGCTTGAAGTTCTTTCTTGTTGTAACTCTTTGAATAATTGCTGATACTTATTCATTATCCTTCTTCATCAATGAATTCGTCTGTGATTATTACATCATCAATACCACCATCAATTCCTGCTTGATATTTGAATATGTAAGCATCGCAAATTCTTTTATATAACCTATCTTTTGCTGCTGTGTTATTAATAACCTTTTCAACAAAATCTTTACTTTGGAATTTTAATTCGCCAAACGTTTCACCGGTTTCATGATCTATATCTTCTAAAGTATACCATGCACCTGATTGTTTAACTAAATCAAAATTCTTCATGATTGATAACCAACCACCGTAATTGTCAATACCACTATCATAGTAAATTTCATAATCTACTTTGCGATGCGGCGGACCCATACGATTCTTAACTACCTGCACATTTGTTTTGCTTCCTACAACTTGTTCTACGCCATTAACTTTGGCTTTGATCATTCCTGTATTTTTAAGACGAAGACGAACTGATGCGTGGAATGGAATTGCCTTCCCACCTGCTGTTGTCCATTGGTCTCCAAATGATACGCCTAATTTGGTACGTAACTGATTTGTAAAGATAAGACAAATACGCTCACGTGCAATCCAATTGGTTACTTTACGCATTGCCTTTGACAAGATGATTGACTTTGATGTTGCATAACCATCTTTATCATATTCAGCTGACATTTCAATTTTTGTAGATGCACCCATAATTGAGTCTACTACAATTGTCACCATACGATCTTTATCTGACTTACGAACTCCTTCTACAATTGTTTCAATCGTTTCAAAGATTTCCTCGATTGTTTCTAATGGAACATATAGCATTGTTTTTAAATCAACACCAATAGCCGTTAAGAATTCGGAACTCGTAGCAGATTCTGTATCAATATAAACAGCTAATCCACCCTTCTTTTGCGTTTCTGCTAAAGTATGTGCTGCTAATAATGATTTACCAGATGCTTCTAATCCGGTAATTTCAGTAATCCGTCCCACCGGAAATCCACCATAGGGACGGTTTGAAATCGCTAAATCAAGCATCGAGCAACCTGACGAAATCCACTCTGATACATTGCTTGGAGAATCTTCATCGCCATCTAAAAAGAACGCGGTCTTAAGATTTTGTCCTTTGAATTGCTTGTTAATACTATCCGCTAATGTATTTGCTAGACTGTCTTCTAGTTCCAGTTTACTTTTACTCTTTGCCATGTGTAGACTCCTTAATTAAATAAATCATTAAATGCTGATGCAACATCCTCAACTTTACCTGCAATTGGTTTTGCGGCTTTTTCAGGTGCTGCTGGTGCTGAAGATTCTTCTTCTTCAACATCTGAATCTGCATTCTCTGGATTCATCCATTCTTTAAGAGCATCTTCTAGTTCTTGATAAGTTGGCTCAGGGAACAAATCAGTGATTACTGGTTGATTCATGATTTTCTCTGCAATTGCTTTGTCTTCAGTTGCAGGTTGCGTGTTAGGTTTAACACGGATTGCTGTTTTAGGGAAAGCTCCGCCTTCAGCTGGTGTAAATTCTACGTCAATATCACGACCATTCATTAAGTCGGTAATATCACCATAATCTGCATCTGAGATAATTGATAAAAGCTCAGTGTAGATTTGTTTTCCGAATCCCCAGAATTTAACTCCTTCAGATTCTTTACCACGAACGATTACAGGAACATAAGTTCTCATTTTCGGTTCAATTTTGCGACCCATTAACCATTCGTCTTTGTCGCCAGTTTTCTTAAGTTTGTCTGCAAACTCGACAATTGGATCTGCATTACCGAATGTAATCGGAGATAACATAGATCGTTTACCGATGTCATAATGGAAATAAAGTTCTAAGAATGGATTGTCTTTGCGATGAACGTAAGGTACAATTCTTACTCGCGTTTTGCCTGCTTCAGGTTTCCACAAATTTTGTTTTTTGTCATCAGATTTGTTTAACTGATTCAACTTCGCTTTGATAGCGTCGAGGTTAAGTGCCATAAGTGCTCCTTTGTTAATTAAGTAAATAAAAATATAAATTATTAATTATAATATAGATAATTAATGGGTTAAATCAAAGTAATTTGTTAAGTTTTTTAAATCTTTTACATATATAAATATTACTTCCAAGAAATTTTCTTGAAGAATACTAAGTCAATAACACGATATCCAGCTTCATCAGTAAGGATAAATGAATTTTGATAAATGCTCCAATCCAATTGGAATGTTTTGTCTAATACACCATTGTTAACTGCCTTTATAATCTGATTAAGTGCATTAACTGTATACAATGTATTAGTTTCTTTTTTGCGATGAATGCTAATTGTATTCTGTCCCCTTTGCGTTCCAGCATCTGCATTATAAGTGCAATACAAATTGTCTGCAGACTCTGCATTAGCAAATATGAATATTCTTTGCTCTGGTATGATGTAACTTTGCTGTATGTACTCTGTTACTATATTTAAATCTGATCTATGTGCAAATGTGCAAAGTAATTGTGTTTTCAATATTGTTCCTCAATGGATTCATTAGTTTCGTCAGATGGAGTTATATCTTTTTCTACAATACGTATCTTGCCGGCATCAGTGGCAGCATAACGTAAATCTTGTGTTACATTAATTCGATCTCTACGGAATACTATAAACGTAACATCATTAATAATAGATTTAACAGCTACATCCATGTCGCGATCTAAATCTAATGGATTTCTAACATATTTTAATCGACGCAATTCTGTATTTACATATGTTAAATTTTGACTTTCGTTTCGTACAGGTCGAATTACAAATGCTTCACCAGACGCGTCTTCTATAGGTTCAATTGACATTTCGATCGGCACTGCATTTGGTCCTCTTAAAATTACATTAGTATATCCTTTAATTTCAGATTGTAATTCATTTGCTTCCCGGTAAAATTTATCTAGATACATTTTATCCTTCATTCCGAGATTACCAGCTAAAATGACGTCGCGACGCGATTCTAAATATCGTATTGCGTCTAATAATGGGTCTGGTAATAATTTATCTAAATCAAATTTAGGCGAATCGATGCCTCGCAACTGCGATAAACGTTGGAATGTCATTGTAATCTCATCCCAAAATCTAAATCTAGTTACAGTACCTTTTGTTCCTAAACGAATCGATGCATTTGGTTTATCTGGATTACTATAATCTTTTATTTCATATTTTGCGCCGTTAACATTTAAATCATATGACACATTTCCGCCTTGTATAAAAGAATCTCGAATAAGTGCAGCTAAAAGTATTTCTCCTTTTCCTAAACCAGCTTTATGTAATTGAAATAAATCTCCATAAATTCCTGATTTAAAATTAAAAGAATTTAATAATTGTTCAGTAACGCTATTTTCAGAATATAATATATTAGCAAAATTTTGAGCTTGTTCGTATGATAAATTATTTAAGAATTTTAAAGTCGGCATTTCAGCTTCAACTGGCAATAAACTTAAAAATTTTGTTAAATCATCAATTTTATTAACTTCTTGTATAGCTTTAGTTAAAAATTGATTTTGTATAGAATCTAATTTAAGAGATTCAGTAATATAATCTTTAACATTGCCTTTTGCTCTTTCTACAATTTGACGAGCATAATCTGGCGTAACGTTTGCAGTTTCTATTAGCACATTGTATAGTACTTCATAATCTTTTGCGCCTGTTGGATACCCTTTGGGCAATCGAAAACACCATTCCGTTAAAATTAAATCAATGTTCATAAAGATATAGTTTTTATTTTATAATAAATATTTACTTAGTTTATTTAAATTGTATTTTTACAATTTTGAAAATGCCATCGCTTCATTAATGACGGACTTCCAATTTTATTGCAATGAGGACACGATATTTTATTTTTTGCTTTATTTTTTAATGTATAACTTATTTTATTTTTTGTTTCTTGGGTTATTATTTGCAATTTACGTTTTTCTCGTATTTTATTTTTCGTTTCATCAGAAACATTTCGTCCCTTATTAGATAATCCTAGGATACGAACTTTCTCTTGTTGAATTTTTTTACGATGTTCATATTCATGTGAACTAATATTATAACTACGAATATGTCGTTTAGATTGCGGATTCATCATTCTCCATAGTGCATAATGTAACTTATCATTATTTGGATATATTTCACATAGTAATTTATGTGCTACGTAATGTTCTCTAGCTGTTAAATATACAAGATTTGTTATATTATTATCGCCGCCTATACATTCTGGTATGATGTGATGCTGTTCATAATAAACATTATTATTTTTCATTCGTGCATCGATTTGTGCACGATAAATTAGTTGTTGATATATTTGTTGATAATTCATTTAATATAAATATATTGTATTGTATTATATGTATCACCAACTTTACATTTTACCGGAAAGTTGCCTTGTTCTAACGTTTGTTTAATTTGAGGTAACAGCTCTTTTGCTTCAGTTACTGGCACATCAAATAATACCGAGTCATATGTATAAAGTATCATGACCGTTTCATAGGATTCAATCAATGTTTGTACTTGTTGTAACTTTTGTACAGATACCTCTGTTTCGACAGCTTGCAAATAGTAATTAAACAATTTATTTGCTGTCATATTTTTTACCATATCCTTGGTAATAGGTCGTTTCAATATGGGAGTTTCAATACGCCCTTTTGCTTTCCACTTTGCCCAAAGATCATAAACAAATGTATTTACCTTTTGAAAGAACGGAATTGATAAAAATTCTGAATCAATACCTCCATATAACAATCGGAACGTTATTTGTTTGCTTTCATCTCGTTGTTCATCAGTTAATTCAGATACACCAAAATAAAATTGACCTAAATAATCATGTATTGATGATACAGGTAAATCATAATTAATTAATCGAGCAATCAATCTAACGTGATATGAATCAAAATCCATTTCAACCAATGCACCATTGTCAAATCGACTACAAAATGCTGCTCGGGTACCATCTTCTTTGTTCATTGCAGCAAAGTTGAATCCTCGATATGCATTACTAGGTCGACCTGTCATTGTATAATAATTGTATTGCGAATATACTTTGTTGTCTTTAACTAATTCTGGCATTCTAAATGTTTCATCAACTTGCAAACCTACTTGTTCAATTGTTGCAAATACTTGCGGATAGGTTGCATTGAATTGCAAATATGAATCTGTCTGTTCTGCATTCACACACATTGGCCAAGCATAGTGACGTATCTTTTGACACATTGCTAAATGTTGTTGCAATGGCACAATTGAATTGACTTGAGCTAAACCTTGATGTCGTCTCCAATAAAATTGATGAGCTGCAGTTGGATAATGTCCTTCATCATATGCTTCATTATAAGTATACCACCACAAAGTCTTAACATCTAATACAGACCCATTACCTCCTATTTGAAGCCACTGCTTCTTGTCATGAACAAAGATATTCTCCAATTCTAAAAAAGCACTTACATGTTCAGGGAAGCCCCTTAGTTGTTCAGTATGCCGAATAGGAATCAATCTTTCTATGTCATCTTCTGTATAAATGTATATTGCACATAATGGATTGACAGTTACATGAAGTGATGGGCTACAAAATATAGGTACCAACAAAGTTTTGCGACCTTGTATGTACTCGAGTGTGCCCAATACATCATCTATACAATCCACTATCATTATGGATATAATATGAAAAATTTATCAGGAATCCAACCCGTTGATGTCTTTAGGTACTATGAATTCAGTATCACTATAATATTGTATAGGGTTTTGTAATAGCATAGAAAGTTCCGGCATTGTTTCTTGTGCAGTTTGTATGTTTTGTATGTTTTGTGCAGCTACACTTAAAGTTGTTACACCATTTTTATTTTGCGTAGTAAGCGGACCGGTAATCTGCCATTTTACAGTAACGCCTATAAAAATATTACGATCTATTTTACCTGATTGCCATTCTGTGTATTGAGTTGAATCAATTTCAACGATTTCTATTTGATTGTATTTTTTTAAAAAGTATCGAGTAATATACCCAGCTGTTCTATCTGCTACTGTAATTATTGGAAATGATTTAATAGGACTTTTGTATGCAGTCTGAATAGTTTTCAATGTTTTATATTGTTTAGTAGCAGGATCATCATAAACAATCGGAAACAGTTGTTTGGATGTTTGTGCATTCCATTCCGTTTGGGTGAAAACTTCTCCAGTAGTATAAGTATGATATGGACCAATATATTCCATTTCATTTTCTAGCATCCATTGCGAACCAGTTGTATATAAATTTTTTGTTATCTGGTTTGGAGTATAATGTAATCTACGTCTCATGAATTTCCTTTTATTCGTACCCGAGGAACACATTTAACTTGTGTTGTCCATTGTCCATCTGTAGATACTGCTTGCGTAATACCCATAATGGCAAATGTAAATGAATCAGTATAACGTTTCGGTAATCCGTCAAAACTCAACACATCGCCATACTTTAATCCATTAATGCCATCTATCGTAAATTCTAATTCCATAGGAAATATCGCTTTAGATGTTTTCATTGAATCTTCTATATTCGGCGTAAACCAAGTAACATATTTTTCTAGAATTGATTTTAAATCTGTTATAACCTGTGGTTCATTTGGTTTTTGTACATATGCGTATTTTTTATCTGCTAGGTCCTGACTAGTTCCGATGTATTTAATTCTCCATTCTTCAGCTAATTTCGCTCTAGTTTCTGCATCTGCATAAATATATGGATTGTATGCTGTTTGTTTTTGTGGTCCTGTGTTCCAAGAATCGATTCCAAATATCATGTTTTTAACACTATTAGGGACATTTGAAGTTAATGAAAATTCTCTTACAACTGATCTACCAGTTTTTGATGCAAATGCTGGTAATGTAAATTCATTGACATTAGTTATAGATTTTACGTAATTTACATCATAATAAAGCAATGCATCTGGTATTTCCGGATCTTGTACTAATGCTAAATTTATTGCATTACCTGTGTTAACTCGTATAGATTCACTTAATTTTATTAAAAAATTTTTTATTGTAGGCTCTTTAGGTTCTATTTTTTCAATCACATCAATTATTGTTTTTATTTCTTCAAGATTGATATAAATGCGCGATGGATATGCATCTTCATTGTCAGAAAACCCGGGTGATTCTGGTTTTACATTAGGAAACATTACATGTTTATCTGTTTTGCCGCTGCTTTTTGCTACGTCAGCATTATGATCATAATAATATGTATCAGACACGATATCAGCTTTGCCGCGCCATAATAATATTTTTTCAGAATCTGCAGATATTAATTTCGAATATAAATTGCTTTTACAAATTGTGTCATTACATGATATATTAGCACCAACTTGTTCCATTAATTTACTAGAAATAAATTGAATTAAATATCCTAACGACACCATACGTACTGTGTTAGTCGCATTGCTGTTTCCTCGTTTCCATGGAATTCCATTTAAAATTCCCTGATCAGTTGTTCCAGCTGATAAAAATTCAAATTCTGTTATATTTTCTTTATTTTTAGAAGCAATGATGTTTTGTACTTCCCCATCTAATAATGTATATAAATTTCCAATTTGGTTTGTTTGTTTTTCACCAGTCTCAGAAGTTTCTTTATCATTTTTGATATAGACTTGTATATCTGCATATGTATTACTAGTTCCAATTGCTTCAAATGTTAATGCAATTGATCCATCAGCATTATAAGAAAATGAAAATGTAGATATACGACCCTGAAAATAAAATTCATTCATTTTTCGCAAATTGCTAGCATCTACGTCTGGGAATTGTGTTAATAAGTAATCAGAAGTTGGTAATCCAGATGGATCTAATAATGGGTTTGTTAATATTGCATTATCTGGATGTACGTATTTAATACGAACGTGTCGACCAGGTTTACAATATATCATTTCCATTTCTTCCAAATCGGCATCTGCATCTAATATTAATATTGATACTGATGCTTTATTGATATATGATTTAGATTGGTCATTTATTGCGACTGAAACGTCCGTGATTATTGGTGGTATACGATTTGTTACACGTACCTTATCATTTAAATAACCTTTCGGCCCAGATGGCATATATGAATCTAATAACACAGTACCGCCACCTAAACGAGCATAACCTCTTTCGGTTGTCATGATTTTTATACCTGGCTTAGGTTTGCTGTCGAATGCTTGAATTTCTACATTTGCTATTTTACCAAGCATATAGTCTAGCTCTTTAGTTGTCCTGTTGCTAGTACCTGCAGATCCGCGGGCTATCAATTCATTTTGAACTGATTTATTTACTTGTGAATAAAATAACGTGCTCATCTGTTTGTATTTATCGTTTGTGTTTGTTGATCAATTGATATGATATCAGGTATACGTAACAATGAATTTGCAGGAACGTACAATGATCCTTTACCTAATCCATTTGCTGCAGCGATAGCCCACCATAATGTTACATCATTATAAAATGCATAGGCTAATAAATCTAAACGTTCTACTGTTGTAGTTCGTATATATGTATCCGTCACTGACATTTCTGGTGTTGGAAGTATAATGGTAGATTTGCGGCGTTTCCCGGAACGGTCTAATATAGTTGAGGAGTTTTGATATCTGTTCATAAGTTATATTTTAATTATTGATAAAACGGAATAATATTTTCACTTTGAAAAAATTGATCAGGGCCGGCTGGTTTTGAATATTCCGTTTTTTCAAGTGGAATATTAGTTGGTGAATTCTGATCAGCAGCTTCGTTACGTTTTTGTTTTAGATTTTGATCATTAGTTCCAAAATCACCCAACCAATTCGCCCCGCCTTCTTTCGGCGTGCCATTAGCAGAGAATGATTTTGCCAATGAATAGAATCTACCATTTTTCTCCGGAAGCCAATCAGTTAATACATTTAAGCCTAATGATACTGATATTTTGTGTGGTGCTTGCATCATTGTCGGGTCTTGTTCAACATTAATTTCCCAAGTTGTATCAGCATCAATGAATGTATATGCTAAACTGTTTATAATTACTGGCTGTTGTACTAACAAGTCGCCAATTGTCATGCGCATCCATGGAGATTTCATTGCAATGCTATCTACAGAATAATCAGGTGTTGTATAACCAGCCAGTGCATTTAATTTTCGGTATATAGGTTTCATCTCATCACGTGAAGTTGCATAAATTGTAAATGATAAATTTACTTCACGACTATAACCAGTATATGTATAATTAGGATCAGCTCTACCAATCATAGGAACAGCTGTCCAACTTGGCGAATGTGTATCTGAAAATGAATCTATTATTGCTCGGAATACCATGATATCATCTTTACCATCTACATTACCAGCATTTAATGAAGGTCCTGTAAAATAAAATTTTATAAAGTCTCGTGTTAAGTCTGTTTCCGATATAAAATTATTGAATTTAGACCATTTTTCTTCTCCCGCAAACCATTGTGGTTTCCAAACATATGCATCTTTTAAACGACGTTGGCCAAAATCGATAACTGAAATTTTGTCTCCTAAAAATTCCGTTGCTCGTTCAATTGCATTATTAGTTGGTACCCATTTTCCATCTTTTGGCGTTGCACCAGTTTTCCAACGTGTAGCTACATTAGATCTAATGGTAAAGTCTCTGCGTAATGCATCTGGATTACCTTGGTCTCCCCAACCATATACTGATTCTAAATTGAATGCGGTATATGCTCCGCCGGGAACAATGGAAGCAGCTGCATATAATGCACTTACAACAGTGCCGCCGGCGTCATTATTAAATGCACCGCGGGTTGCTGCTGATGCTCCATCGAGTCTAATGTTATCTACACTAAAAGTTAATCCTTTAAAAGCTCGGAAATCTTTGTATTTAGATATATTCCAATCAATTAATTGTTTTTTTCTAGTAAACGGCATTACTGAATATGGACTATCTAAATTTTCACCGCGGGAATCAGGTGCGTTGTCAATGATTTTAGCTTTCCATATAGTTGATATAGCTGGTTGTGTAAATTGAGTGATCATTGGATTACCAATACCTGATGCTAAGCCTTGGAATCCATTTGTTACTGCACGTCTCCATATGGATCCTGGGACAACGTTACCCGTATTTGAAACAGTATCTCCGCGGGTTGAATATGTAAACCCTGCAGGATTCGGTATTGTATATGTGTCTTTTAGTAATATTGTTGGCGTTTTATATGTCTGACTTAAATTTGGATATGCAATAGGTGTTTCAGATTCAGAAATGAGTTTTTGCTGAGGTCGTAAACTTGTTAAAGTGTCATCTAGATAAAAAGCTGTTGATGGATACGGATTACCAGTATATGATGTTAATTGTATGTTATTACTATATAGGCTCGGGGTACTATTATTAGTACTTAAAGGAAATGTGGTACTACCATATGGAGTTTGATAAGTCCATGGGGTTAATGATGTTTGTATTGATGATAATGTTGGCATCTATTCCTTATACTATATTAGTATTGTTAAGTTGTTGTCCTTGGCGAATTTGCAAACTTGAACGTATTTTATCGCCATCAAATACATTTGTAACATGGAAGCTCATTCCTTTTAATGCAGCAATGACTGCAGCCGTATCACCGCCACCTTTCATTCCTTTTAATGCAGCAATGACTTCAGCCGTATCACCGCCACCTTTATTTGCTAAAGCATTTCGGGCATTAGGCATTCCAATTATGTCATCATCTGGATCTAAAGAGAATGACCCTTTTGGTCCTGATATAACAGAACTTGCTCCGCCTGCAGGGATGAATACATCGCCTACTGACTTAGCGGTATTAGTTACGCCAGGTACATCTGTTTTTCCAGTTTTTAAAT